TATTCCTTGCCTTGGTATGCCGTTGGAACCAGACTGCTGGTGAATTTCACCTTCATGCCATTGGACAGCGCCAGCGTCCGCAGGCTGTAGTTCTTGGCACCTATGATGTCATCCTCTGGGTCAATGGCAGTTGTGGCAGTGGCGTCTTTTATCTGTAGTATGCCGTACATGGCGTCATGATTGCCACACTGGTAGTACAAGGTGTCTGGAGCACCTGTGGTGGGCACAGTGAATGTGACCACGCCTTCGTCCGCGCCATTGTTAGTGACACCCGTTGAATAGATTGTTGAGGTTGATCCGTCCTCTGCCACCTTGCTCTTGTAGGGCTCCGTCATGATCCAGAATGGATGTCCCTTGGCGTTGACGTTGAATTTGTAGGTGTTGCCCCTGTACAGTGTCAGGATGGGATTGTTCTCGTTCTCTCTGTGTCTGAACTCATATGCAGATTGTCCCACGTTGGTCACTGTGTACTCCGCCACCGCGCTTGGCCCCACCGAGTCGATCTCGATAGATGATGGTCCTTCCGGTATCCAGTAGTACTCCCTGTAGTTGACCAACTTGTCATAATCGATGGCTGGATTCCAACTGTAAACCACTTCCTTGTTGAGACGATCGTGGTTGTCGATCTTCCCGCCCAGGTATTTGATCTGATTGATGTAATCATCATATGTGCCGGTGAATTTGACCTGGTCCTCTGGATTCACAGATGTGGTGTCCCTGTCGGTGTAGGTCACGGCAGGTTCCAACTGGTACGCGAAACGGTCCCTGTTGGTTGCGGGAATGTATCTGTCGTTGATTTCCCTGGTATAGGCGTCCTGCCTGCCTATGAAACCATCTAATCTCTCCAGTTCGCCCTTCTGAACTAGTGGGTCTAGTGTGCTGGCCAGAAATCGCTGGTTGGTGTCCGTCCTGTAGAATGCCGGAAGGTGCTGTACCGTCCTGCGATACTCGTTAGTGCCCTGTTGCACAACCTCGTTATTCGTTAATGCGTTTGTGGGATTGTCGGCCATTAGTAACCTGCCCCACTACTGCCGGTCGTTGAACCGGAACCTGTTGTAGTAGAGCCTGATACCGCTGATCCTGTGGTGGTGTTGGTAGTGGCAGTTGATGTGGATGTGACAACAGTGCCAGAGGCCGCCAATTGGTTGGCTCCCAGTGCACTAATGATTGTGACATCATCAACGGTGGCCCCACTGATGAAAATCTCGTCTGCCGCCGAGTCTATCTGGAACAAGGACCCAAAACCCTGTCCCGACTGGTTTGGAACTATGACTGCGGTCAGTAGGTCCGGTGCCAGCTGGTTGTGTATGTAGGCGGCAAGTTCCGTGAAGTAAAAAGTATCTCCGAAATCCCAGTTGTCCAATGCGAAGAATTCGTTTATGGCGGCTATTACCCTGGTCTTGATAACAGAATCCGTGACATTGGTTTTAGGATTTTTGACTACCTTGAACGTGGCCTGCAGTTCCTCGTCGGCTTGTGTCCCGAACAATATCTTGTATTTGACCGGATGGTATATTATCTGGTCAGAAAGTGATTTGAGTGGATTCAACACGCCTGAATAGTTTATCCTCAACTGGTCCTGTGTAGAAGTTGCTGGTTTCGTGCCACCATCCTGTAGCCATATCCTGAATAGGTTATCGTATGTCCTCTCCAGAAGATAAATGTCCACGATGTTGCTGACGCTTGGGTCTATACGAGTCTCCTGTCCTGCGAAATGCTTGTATTGGAAACTGATCGAGCTCCTGCCGCGCCTTGCTATGTAATCTGTTGTAGTGGAAAGAGTATTGGTTGTGGCGCTGTATACTTTTATCACATCCTCGTCTGAGGCGTAGAAGTAGAACAACTGTCCGTCCGTGTAGGTGGCAGTGTTTAGGTCGATGTCCGTTTCGTTCTCAGTGACCACGAAGTTTGTGGCGGCGTATGGTCTGAATCTCTCAATGTTGTCGTAGGAAGTGTACTTCTCAAAGAACACGAACTTGGTGCTCTCGGACAGCGTGGGTTCCACCACTATGTCAAATATGTCAGGGTTGTCGACCACTCCGTCATCGTCGTCATCATAGAATCCCACTTTGACCTTCCTGTTGTCCTGGAAGCCGTCCGCTTCTGTGACGGTGTCCACCACCTGCCAGGTTATGGGATAGCCTATGCTGTTGCCCGTTGACACGATGCTGTTTGTCTTCAAGATCTTCACTGTGTCCTTAACGCTACGTCCTGTCTGGTAGTCGTATATCCTCTCCTGCGCATCAAAGTGGAACTTGTTCTGAGATTCTGATTCAAAGATGTAATCCAGTCGCCTGTAGGTCACCGTGTAGGTGTTACCATCGTTCGTGAATTTGAACCACCAGCTGGCGTCAAGATTTGTGCCAGATGCGCTACCGGTGTTTGTCAGACTGAACACAGCACTGGTGCTTAGGTTGGTTGATGTTATCACCTTCCAGGTCTCTGTGTCCACGTCATATCTCAGACCAAACTCCTCGTAGGCCTCGATCCTGTCGATGATGTCCGCTTCTAACGTTGCCGAGAATGAAGTTGTGAAATTGGGTATGACCGCATTGAGCACTGCGCCGTTTGGTATTATGTCGTTTAGAGTGATCGGCCCCTGTCCTGATTCTAAATTTCCCAGTCCGCCGTTGGCACCGTCCAGTACCACCGCGCCTATCTTGGCCCATGCCCTGTCTTCTGCGTTGTCAGTGCCTGCCGTGACCAGTGTTCCATTTAGGAATTTCCTGCTGTCTGGTGACGTGAATTTTATCAGCGCACCTGGCTTGGCGAATTTCAAATTTGATGTGGCGTAGTCACCCACGACCAAAGCACCACCCGAAGTAAAGTATCCGGTGTTGGTGTTGGTTGAAGTTGTGGTGGAATTCCACGTGGCGGTCAAAGTGCTCAGGTCCTTGGTACCGTACTTGAGATAGTAGAACTGCCTGGCGTATGCTTCTTTCAACTTGGCCTCAACGGAAGTGTCTATCGTGGTTTGGATCTCGCTCCTGTTGTTGAACGTGAATGTGAACTGCTGGGTGCTCTCCTCCCTGTACAGTATGCCGTCCTCTGCGAACACCGAAACGTTTGAGTACGCACCAGTGGGGTCTAAAATTTCTTTGGCCCTCGAAATACCCGACGCTGACCTGTTGACCGATCTCACTTTCACTATCTCCTGTGATGCACTCAAAGGTACCACTTGGTAGTCCTCCGCTGTGATCATCCTGTTCTGTGAGTAGTACACCTGTGCGGCCTTTTCCCTGATACTGTCGTTGGATTCAGTGGCCGCCGCGTTGTACACGCTGGCCTTGAGGCTCATCGCTATGGTCAGGGTCTGTTGTGCGCCGTTGGCGTCCGTGTATGGAACCGCGACCTGAATGTTCTGCATGTCAGACGGCTGTATGGCGTACTTGGCATTGTCACTGATCCTGTGGTAGGTCCTGAAAGAACCCAGTGGTAGGTTAGAGAAATTTCCGTCACCGAACACTAGGTCCACGGCGTCGTTGTTCTTTGTGACCACGTTGTAGATGTTTCTCTCCGATTCCGCCAGTGAGTTGTAGATGGCGTTGTTGCCTGAGAGTGCGGGCACCTTGGCCCACTTTTCCGCTATCTGGCCGAACTGGTCTAACTTATAAAGCCACACGTCTGAGTCGTTGATGTTGGATGCGGCTATGGATCTCACGTAGTTGGTCACCGCCGTGTCCACCGTGAAGTCCGCGTACTGCATCGTGCCCTGTTTGAACAGGAAGAAGAATCCAGTGTTGTTGCTACTGTCGCCCGCACCGTCTGACCTGTAGGTGTAGGTGAGCCCCGTGCCCGGTATGGGATCTGACTCGTAGATGGAATCTGAATTGTTTATGGTCGAAGGCACTATCTCGAATGTCCTGCTGATGCCACCCACTGACTTGACATACTTGAACAGGGGTAGGTCCGTCTGATTGGAACTGAGCGTGTAGACCTCCGTGTCTATGCCGCCTATGGATCCCGACTCCCTGGGATTGCCGAACAGTTGTCCGGTCTGGTTCGCGGCGTTCAGTACGGCCGTGAACTGTTCTCTGTAGTTGGAGTTGGCGGAATCATTCCACACTATTGTCTGTGTGGCCAGGTTTGTTCCTGTGCTGTCTAATACGTCCTGTGTGGTTGATATTGAATCAATTTTAAGGAGTCCGGTTGCTGGTTTGTTTCTTTTGGCGTTGTAGTTGATCAACCTCGCCAACCTAAGGACTGAATTTCTCCTCTCCGCGGTCTCTAGGAAGTTCTCCCTGGCGTTTAGGTCCACCCTGAAACTTAATGCCTGTGCTATGTAGGCTATTAGGTCTATGAGGGCAACGTACTCCGAGCTCTCAACGAAGTCGTTGAAATCATCTGGATAGTTCTCCCTTAAATAGGCCACCATGGTCCTTCTCAGCGTCTCGAAGTCGTAGGATTTGAAATCTGCCTGTTGGAATGCCTGGTAGATCTTCCTCCAATCTTCCGCGACTAGTAATCTATTTTGTCTGTCTGTAGTGGCCATACTGTTTGTACGGATATTTATGTGATAGATTATCTACGTATATTAAGATAGACGAAGCAGTGAGTTCTCGTCGAAACTGAACCTCAGTTTCTCCGTGATGTTGAGTGGCACGTAGGTTATAGTGGCCTGTATGGCTATGCCCTTGTCCGCCTCTGTGACCGTGATGTCCTGCGTTGAGATCCTGGGATCCGCGTTGAGATTCTGCGTGATGTCCTCCACAATGGCATCCTTGAGTGCCTCCGTGAACGGCTCGAAAAGGGCATCGTATATTATGGTTCCGAACTCGGGATTCTCCACCCGCTCGCCCTTGCGCACTGACAGCCTGTTGATCAGATCCTGTTTGGCCACCTCGAAGTCGTACAGTTTGAAGTTCTG